GCATTGTCTAGTTGATCCCACATTGGGTGATTAGGCATTGTGCTAACACTTTTAACAACCATTACAGGATTGCCGTCTGCGTCAACACCTTCGATAGAAACTTCACTAGTCCAACTAAGTGGTGGCTCAATTCCACTAATAGTTGAACTAATTTCCGATTTAAATGTGTCACCAACTTTAATTTCTGAACCATCTGGTAGTGTAGTAGAACCAAGTGTAGGAGTATCTCCTGTCCAATTTGTAGCAAGTTCTTTGTTAGCAGAAATTTCTGTGCCCATAAATTTAGCATCAGCAATTGCTTTTTCCATTTGGAATAATTTTTGCACTTGCTCTACATCTAGTCCTTTTGATTCTGCCCACGCTTGAACTTCAGGAGAAATGTTTGGTTCAGTGTCAAAGTTGATACCTGCGTCTTTTAATTGATCAGATGTAATAGTTTCTGCCGGAACAGTTTCAACAGTATCACCAAATGTCTCGCCGTCTGCACCTGGGCTAGTAGTTGTAGATTGATATGTTGTTGTATCTCTTGCTAAATCCTGCCCTTCTAGTCCTGCATAATCAGCAAGTGCATCTCTGCCACCTAGTTCACCAATTTTCTTTGATGTTTCTGAAAACTGTTGCATTATAATTTCACGCTCTTCAGCAGATACATTTTTTGCTGCTGTTTCTAGTGCGTTTTGTGTTTTAAGTAGATCTTCAATTGCTTCTGGTGATACGTCTTCGAGGCTAGTTGCCTTCATTGCTTCTAGTCCGCTAACATCAATTGTTTGTCCGTCACTGGCAATAATTGCCTGCGAAATATCAGGGTCAATAAGATCGCCAACTGCTTGAATTGCTCCACCTGCAAGAGCACCAACTGCACCAGTTTTAATTGATTTACCAACTGCTGTTGAAAGTTCTTTACCTTGTAAAATGTCTTTTGTGGCTCTTGCCAAGAAACCTGCTACAGCACCACCAAGTGGTCCGCCTGCCATAGCCGCCGCTGATGTTAGAATAGCAACCGCTACTGTTGCTTTTCCTGGATTTGCTTTTGCCCAATCGCTTACTGCTTTTACAGCACCTACTACTTTTGAATCTTTGTCGCCAATTTTCTGTTTAAGTTCATTAAACTTGGCATCCATATTTTGCACTGGTCCTGCTTTTTTAATAGCAGCACCAAGGTCATCAATCTTTTTGTTTATTGCACTTGCTACGTTGCCAACAGCATCAGCACCTTTACCTATTGCTGTTCTATTAGAACCTGCTGCTGTTGCGCCTTGTTCAATACTTGTAAATAAATTTTTAATTTGGTCTGCTGAAAGATTTGCTTCAGTAACTATTTTTTCAACATCAGATACCCAAGGCTGGATTACCTTTTGTTCTAGCAATAGCATATCAGGATCGTTCCATCCTTCAGTAATATATCTTTTTTGTAATTGTTCTAATCTCATTTTATAACATCTTTAATAATTTTTGTTTGTCACCTGTACGCAGTGTGGCAATTTGTTTTTGTATTTCCGGAGGTACGTCTGTACCTTTAAATGCATCTGCTGCTGATTGTGCAGCACCCTTGGCTCCGCCTTGCTGTGCATCTTGAGGAGCAACTCCTGTTCCTGCATCTGCTTGTCCACCTTCATCACGTGCAATTGCATTTCTTACTGCTGCCATGAATATACTATCTAATTGCTTATCTGACAAAGTAACAGCAGCATCTTCTAATATAAAGTTTGCTTCACTCCAATCTATAGATTGATTTACTGCCTGTTTGTTTTGTTCGCTAGGTGGAACTATTTTTTTCTTAGCACCTTTAATTGCTAAATTGTTATCTGGATTACCTTCAGGTTGTTTCTGTGTAGTATTCTGTGCAGGTTTTTGTGCATTAGGATCAGCATTCTGTGCAGGTTTTTGTGCATTAGGATCAGCAACAGCATCTTTAGCACCAGCAACAGCACCTTTAGTAACATCTGCTACACCTTTACCTACTGCTTTGGTAGCATCAACTGCTCCTTTTGCTGCTTTGCCAGCAGCCGCGCCAATTTTTTGTCCTGTAGTCATCTTGGACATTTCTTGTTCTGCATCACCTGTAGGATAATTGTTTTTTCTTAAAAAATCTATTACTATCTGTGGTGTAGCATCTTTGCCTATTTTACCAAGATGTACGTTAAATTGCTTTTTTAGCCAGTTGGCTTCTTTGCCTACTTCTAAATTACCCTTGGCTTTATCACCAGTTGTGCCTGGCACGAAAGATTTTGCTCTATCTTTCAGACGTGATAAGAAGCCTTGCGGTGCTTCATCGAGCTGTTTTTCTATCAGAATTTCGTTTAAACGCATTAATCTACATCCATAACTGTTATGTAATGTTATTTATTCAATTACACTGTTAGTAAGATCTAAAGATCTTATGCGTTTTCGCTAACGCTCAACGCATTTTTTTCTCTTATACATTATATATGTGATTACAACAATTACGAAGTAATTTTGTTAGCATCATGTAGATAGTAGAGCCACAATTCGCCCGTTGCCGGACGAATTGGTTTGTTGAGCTTCATGTGAGTTAGCGTCACCAACCTGTTAAAGAAGATTACATATAATATGTGCGGAGGCGGCAGACCGTCAACCCCCTACTTCAGCATTCGCAATATCCGCGGAAAGCAGTTAATCCCTAACAGTCGAAATTACTTGCTTTGTGGTTGTATCTTTTTTACAGAGCCACATCTTTTATGCCTGTAGTTAGCATTATCCTTGCAACGCACCAGTATCTGATCACACGAGTAGTGTGACCTCAAGGTGAGTCGAGGTACCCCGACCAAACTGTGTTGCTATGTTAAGCCTTGTTTTTGATGTGTCTTTCTAAGAGTGCCTTGCGCAATTTATCTGAACCGCCTACTCTAACATTAATAATGCCGTTGTAATATTCATCTGATTCCAAAACTCTACGGTCAAACTGCTCTCGTGCTTCAAGGTAAGACATTTCACCTCTACCATTACACATATAAAGTATTTCTCTTGTAAAGTTTTGTGGGCCTAGGGCTTCAACATCTGCTTGTAAGTTATCGGATGATCCCCAATAATCTTGCCAATCTGATTCTTTGTATCCACGCCTTTTGTTTTTCTTGCCTTTGAGAGGTGGTTTAGTGGTCTTAAATTTGGCTAGTTTTTTGCCTATGTATTTTTTATTATTTGTTTTGTTGGTAATAAGATAAACAAAGCCTTCATATTCATCTGCTATGGAGTCTATTTCTTTGCCTTCAAATGTCCAACTAGGATTCGTCATCAGTCTTACTTACTTTCGAAGGTCGACCAACCATGCCTTTTCTGGATTTTTTTCTTTCTTGCCTTTTATCTTGTATTTCTTTTCTTCTTATACTAGCAAAGTTACGTATTTCTGACAGCCAAAAGCGTGATTTGATTCCTGCTTCGTCTGAACCTTTGTATTCAAAACGTTCTTGCCACTTAAAATAGTTTTGGAACGCTTCAATCATTTTGTCGTGACTGTCAGTTGCCATGTATTATTGGATTATTTCTATATCATTTGAATATGAAGTAAATCCATTCTCCTTAATAACTTTAAGAACGTGATTTACACGCCCTGCTAAATCGTCTCTGTGAGAAATTAGGAACACATTTTTGCTTCTTTCACGTGTCATCTTTTTAAGAATACCAATACTGCTTTCAACACCTGCACTGTCCATGCCGCTGTCTACAAGTTCATCAATAAACAATAAATTAATACCGTGATATAATGATTCCCAAACATCTCTAAATGCCCAACTTAAACTTAAAATGAGTCTATTTCGCTCACCTCTACTGAGGTTATCGAAGTCTAAGTCCTGTCCTAGTTGTGTAATAACTACCGTTAAATCGTTCTGAAATTCAACAATGTGCGGCAATCCTACCTTAGCAAGATAGTAAGTTAGGCGTTGATTTAGATATGCTAAATTCTGTTCAATAATCTTTTTACGCACAAAACTATCTTTATTTGTAAGCAACTTATATAAGAAATCCATATGATCTTTTTCTTTTGTCAGATCATTTAATGTTTCAAAACTTATTTCTTGTATTGCAGTTTCTTTCAAATCAGCAATTTGTTCAGAATACGGATTATCTTCTGTTTGTTTTTGTTCTAGTTCTTTCTGTAAACTTTCAACTGTGTTTCGATGGTTATATGCTTCTTCAACACTATCATATTCTGTATGCGGACAACTTTCTAAATCTCCAATATCAGAAACAATTTTTGCGTGTTCAGCATATTGCGTTTCATTAGTTGCAATTTGCTGTGCTGCTTCTTGTAATAACGTTTCTTTATCTTTTAGAATTTCGTCTTGCTTTGCATCATGTAACTCTTGTCCGCATGCATAGCACTTGTGATCTTTTAGTGCAGCAATTTCCTTATCTAATTTTTTAATTAGTTTTTCTTGCTTGTCATTGTCAGCAGTAATATTCGCCATCCAACGCTGTGCTTCATCAAGAGAACGTTTTTTATCGTTGAATCTTTCCCAACATTTATGTGCTTCAATTTCTGCTTCAATGTCAATACGTTCAAGTGCTGCGATACTTGCTTCTAAAGACTTTATGTTTTCTTGTTTTGTATCTTCCCATATACGCTGTTTGCGTTCTAAACTTTGAATATTTTCTTCTATTCTTTCGTTACTTGTTTTTACTGTTTCTATTCTAGTATTTTCTGCATTGATACTATCTCTGTTAACTTTCATTTTCTCTCTTAGTACTTCTGCTTTTTCTGAAAGCATTGTAATACCAAGCAATTGTTCGATAATAGCACGTTGATCATTGTTCTTCATTGATAAGAATGGTTCAGTATATGTGTTCAAAGCAAGAATATGTTTGAACATATCGTGACTCATTCCAAAAAGTGCTTCGATATCTTTCTGTGTCTCTCTACTATCACCTTGTGCTTCGTCAGTATCTGTAGGTTCTTGTTCAGTTCCGTTTACAGTAAACTTTAGAACATTGGGCTTTCTGCCTCTGTGTATGCTATATTCTACTCCGTCTTTTTCAAAATCAATAGAAACCAACATACCCTTACCGTTAATTTTATTGATAAGATTATCTCTCTTAATATTTGTAAGAGCATTTCCATAGATTGCATAACTTAATGCGTTGACGATAGTTGTTTTACCAGTGCCGTTTCTGGAACCGCTACCGTCGCCGCCTAAGTCTAGGTTTTCACCTAACACAAGTGTAAGTTCTCCTTTGTCAAAATCAATTGCTTGAGTTTGATTACCCACACTCATAAAGTTTTTTACCGTTATGTTTTTAATTCTTATCATAGGTCTCGATAAATCTCCGTAAGCATACGCCTGTCATAGGTTTCGCTATCTAACTGTTCAATCTGATTGAGTACAATTGTGTCAACACTTTCAAACGAAAGATCAATAGGATCAACATTTGATTCCACTTCTACCTTTTCCGGTATAAGCATTAGTTCTCGCAATTTAAACTGCGGAATAAATTGTTCTTTAATAAAGTTTGCTTCTTCAAATGTAATTTGTACATCAATTGTTACTCTTGCATGCATGTTTTCTTTTAGATGATCTTCTGGCTTTTCAAGCAACTGCGAAAGTCTGAAAGTTCTAAACACAGGTTGTCCTGGCCAAGTCTTGTATTCAGGCTTACCGC